TTCTGACGTTTTATTTGCTTCAGTGGTTTTTTCGGTGCTTGGTGCTTCGCCTTCTAATCTTCCCCAAAATCCGCTAAACGACCAAATACCATAACCAATCAGGCAAAGGGCGAGCGGAAACAGCATTAAAAGTTTGCTTTTTTTCGTCCTGATTTTGGTGTGTACTTCGGCCGATTTATAAAGGCCATATACGCTTTTATCAAGCCTGTACACGCTGGTTAGGGCTTCTCTGATGTTTGCCCTGCTTTCAGGGTCTTTTGCGCCACCTGTCCCCCATTCCATCTTGCGACGCAGACCTAGATTTGTCTTGCCTAAATGCGTGTGATGTTCTATTAGGCCGCGCAAATGGACGTCTATCAGGCGGGGATGTTGAGTTATCAAAATGAAATCAAGACCACGTTTTCGGTGCGTTTCGAGTTCGGCGACATAATCAGGCACTTTTGAACCGCTTGGCCGAGGTCGGAATATCCTTTGACACTCATCTACAACGATTATTGCACCGGGAGGTGCCCATTTTGGCCAAGTTTGAATGCTTTCGCCATCTGGAATATCAAAATAATTGATTTTGTCGTGGTCTAGGTCTTCAATTCCATCCACAAAGATAGGGCGGTCTTTAAAGTCTTTGCGTTTAGCAAGGTTGGAAACCGCATACAATGTTTTTCCTGCACCGGGAACGCCCGTATAAAGATACAACATTATTTATACCTCAATTTTTAATGATGGTTGACAGTTTTTTAAAGCCTTTGATTGTGGCAATAAATGTAAACGCGCCGAAAATCCAGTTAAGCATAACGCCGAATCCAAGGATATAAATTATCTGTAATGCGTCTTGCGGAAATCCACCTATGTGATTTTGAACCTGCTGTACAAAATAGGATTGCAGGCTTTGAAAGCCTGTTACAGTGACAAAAGATAGACCGATTGCGCTAAGGATACGGCCTGCAACAGACATTAAAGCGGCTGTTATTAAATTCGCCCAATTCATAAATCTTCCAACGCTCCATAAACAAACCATGCACAAGTAAGGATGGTCATCATAATCAGCACCGGCCGAATTTTTGTAGCAAAATCACAAAGGGTCTGATAACTAAATTCAACGCGGCCAAATGCGCCTAAATCGACGCTTTGGGGCTGCGGACAAACCCCATCTGTCTGAAATATATTTTCAGGTCTAAAATTTAAATCTATTGTTTGCTCAGGTAATTTAATATCTTCCACCTTTGCTCCAAAAATACATTGATCAGCATTTGGATTTTTCTGACAAAAATCTTTTTCTTTTTCATTTTGATTCTGTTTATTTTGACTGTTCGAATCATTTGGAGTAGTGGGAGAATTAGGGCTATTTGGTGTATTTGGATTGTCTGGACTCTCCTGTCTGCTCGGTGTTGTCTTTTCAGGCTTATTCGGTGCTTCTGGACTATTTGGCTTTAAATCTGGACGTGGTACATAATCAACGCCCACGGTGCCGTCTTCATGCATTTTGAATCTTGTTTGTTGAGGGGTGCTACTGCCTTCGGGTGTGTACGGCGCACTAAGTGCGATATCAGGGCTGAATGTGCTTTGCTCGGCAGACTGATTCAAAACGCCCATTTTTGCCAGTTGATTCATCAATTCCGCATGATTTGTCTGATTGTTCTCAAGCATTCGTTTTAAAATGTCTAACATTTCTTTTTGTGTCAGCATGAAGTCATTAGAATTAACTGAATCATTATTATTTATAATATTTTGACGATTTAATTCGCTATTGGGATAAAAACTAATAGATAAAAACCGACCCCAAATACCTGGATATTTTGGACTATATGTAATAGTCAAATCATCTGAATATTTATAAGAAATAGCAGATTTGATGTCGTATAAATGAAAATTTCCTACGTCAGATCTACCAACACCAGAAGATGTTTTATAGCTTCTCCATTCAATACTTTCGCCTTTTTCATCCCCCCATTCTCTAAACCTAACAAGTACAACATTTTTTCCAGATTTTTCTTGTTCTTCTAAATTTTCTTTTTTTTCTTGCTGTGCTTTGCCTTTTTGTGCTGCTTCTGCTGCTTTTTTAGCTGCTGCATTTGCTACTGCTTTTTGATAGTTGCCTTCGGCTTCTGCTTGTTTTTGTGCTGCATAAAATCTTTCTGCTGCATCTTTAAATTGTTGCGGTGATGGATTATTCACTAACCCTAAAGATCGACCTAAATTCACAATCGATTCAGGTAATCCGCCAAATAGGTTATTTCCGAAATCTGCTAAAGCAAGCACCGAACCTTCAAAAGCTGACTGATAATTTCCAGCTCTTAATTGAGCTGCTACATATGATCCATTTTTACTTAACGCATTTGCAGCCGATGAACCAACCCAAACACCATTAGCAGTTTTTTGAATCGCGCTTGTACCTACTCTTTGATTAACAGTCGTATTCATTGTTCCAGTTTCGCCATAACGACCTGTAACCGTTACTGTTTTGCCTTGGATACCATTAATATTTTCGCCATTTTTAGTTACTGTCGGTTTGCCTTTGTTTTGTACATCAACTTTCCAAACGCCTGTTTTTGGATCGTAGCCACGACGTTGCAAGGCTTGGTCACTTGGGAAACCTGCATTTTGATGTTGTGCCGGCGGAGGAAGGCCGACTTCTGCCCTTACTGGAGCAGCGAATAAAGCAGCAGACAGAGCAAGGCATAAGGCAATAGGCCAATGATAAACATTGCTTCGGGGATCATTCTTCATTACTCTTTTCTCTCGTGGATAATATGAATTTGTAGATTAGGTTGACGACAAATACCGTGGCGACGATTGAAACGCACATCAGACCTATCTCTTTACCCAACTTCTGATATTCCATCGGGTCGCAATCGGGAAAGGTCAGTTTGACTTGCTGTTCGTTATACTGCCATGTAGAGCCATTAAAAACGGGGTGATGTAGCACCCCGTCTTTGTCTATTGTCGGCACTACACGGGTCATCACGTCGTTTGTCGCCGCTTCGTGTGTGAAATGGCAAACTCGACCGACTTGATAACCCATTGCCATTAACCGCCTTTACGTACTGCTTTGATAATCAGACCAACAACGACCATTGAAGCAGCAATGCCAATTACTACCGCGCCAATAGAGTTTACAGCGTCTTTTGCGCCTGCCAATTCAGCTTTGGCGGCTGTTACCAGGGCGCTGTCTTCTGCCATTGCAGGCAAAGACATGATGGCAACGGAAGCACCGGCGACGGCGTATTTCAGTTTTTGTTTCAGGTTCATTTTATTTTCCTTTACGAAATGTTTAAAAAAATATGTTTGCGGGCTATGTGAAGGTTTGACAGACCGCCCGCCGAGCCTGTTAACTTTTATTCTTCGATGTAGAAGCTGAAAATCTGAAAATGTCCGCCAATCTCTTCTAATCCGGCATTGAATGCGTCTTCATAGCTTTCATACTGTCCGGCTTCTTTCAAATTTTGGGTAAATCCGATATCGCCGAACTGATCGGGGCAGATGAATTCATAGTTTTCCAGTTCCTGAACGATAAATTTTTGCTGATACCTGCTCATATTCCGGCCTTTCTGCCTTAGGCTTTGGGCGCCGCGCCTTTCACTTCAAAATCAAGCAGCTTGGGTACTAAGCCTTTGCCGGTAGATTCCATTGCGACGGTTACATTTACGGAACAGGGGAATTTGAGGTTTTTCAGCCGCTCGAAATTGTGGCTTTCGCCAAATTTCATGCTGGCAGCGGTAAAGCCTACGCTGTTGCCGTTGGCGGGCATTGGACTGGCGACAAGGACGGTACAGGTGTCGATTTTGTTGCCGTCAATCTCGCCTTTAAACTGTTTAGCGCCCAGGAGCGTGGCGGGGTATGTGGTTACTTGTAATTGATCAAACAT